GCCGAGTTAAACGCAATAATCGAAACCGAACTAGACAAGATCTACAGGAGCCTGCCGTGAGCGAATTACTCAAGATCAACGTCAATGACCACATCGAGAAGAAGGTCGGCCTCTCGTATCTGTCGTGGGCTTGGGCTTGGGCAGAGGTGCTCAAGATCGACCCGACCGCTCGATACACCGTCCACGAGTACGACGGCTTGCCGTTGATGTATCTCAAGGATGGAACCGGGATGGTTAAGGTCTCGGTCGAAATCAAGGGCGACATCAAGACTTGCCTGTTGCCGGTGCTCGATGCCAAGAACAAGGCAATCGAGAATCCGAACAGCTTTTCTGTCAACACCGCCATCATGCGCTGCCTTGCCAAGTGCATCGCGATCCACGGCCTTGGCCTCTACATCTATGCCGGCGAGGATCTGCCGGAAGCAGAGCGCGAAGAGATGGATGCCGAGATCGATGCCAAGCTCGCCGTGGCTACCAGCGTCGATGCGCTGACCATCCTATTCAAGTCGCTGCCGGAATCTACCCGGCAGAACTACATCGACAAGTTTGCAGCTAGAAAGAAGGAGCTCGCCTAATGGAACAACGATCACCAGAATGGTACTCGGCGCGCCTCGGTCTTGTGACCGGAAGTGCTATCAGCAACGTCTTGATGGACAGCAGCAAAGCCGGATATCGCAACTATCAGGCACAGCTCGTCTGCGAGCGCCTCACGGGAGAGCCTACGGAGACGTATGTGAGCCCCGCGATGCAGCACGGCATCGACACCGAGGATGAAGCGCGCGCCGCCTATATGGCTCGTAATGCGGTCATCGTCGATCAGACAGGGTTCGTCCGGCATCCGAAGCTCGAGGCAGGCTGCTCACCGGATGGCCTCGTCGGGGACGAAGGGCTCATCGAGATCAAGTGTGTCCAGCCGGCAACCGCCTTGGACTTGCTCGAGTCGAAGAAAGTTCCGACCGATCACTACAATCAAATCCAATGGCAGCTCGCCGTGACCGGCAGAGACTGGTGCGATTACGTTGTGTATCAGCCAAAGCTGCCGGAACGCCTGCGCCTCAACGTGATCCGAGTGACGCGCAACCAAGCCGACATCCTGCACATGACCGAGAAGGTCGAGAAGTTTCTCGAAGAAGTTCGCCGTAAAACTAAAGCCCTAAAGGAGATGAGCCTGTGAAGCAATTCGATAACACCAACCGTGGACTGCTAGCCAAGAACGATCGGAAGCAGAGCGAGAACCAGCCGGACTACACCGGCAGCATCAACATCAACGGCGTTGAGTATTGGCTCAACGGCTGGCTCAAGACCGGGCAGAACGGCAAGCTGGCAGGCCAGAAATACTTCTCGCTGTCCGTCAAGCCGAAGGATGGTCTCGCGGAACCGCGTCCGGCACCGAAGCAGCAGCAAGTCGTCGAGACGTTTAGCGACGACGACATCTCGGACATTCCGTTTTGAAACGAGTATTCCCTCGAGGCACTCAACCAGACCAGATCGCGCAAGCGGTCTCGGTCTTGGTGCGGGAACTCGACCCTGCCATCTCATGGCAAGTCACGATCGAGGCATTTAAGCCGAAACGCAGCGACAGACAGAACGCATTTCTCTGGTCGGTAGTTTATCCATCGATCCTCGAGGGAGGCGGCGAGCAGCTCCGCGGCTGGACGACAAACGATCTGCACGAGTATTTCCTGATCGAAGCTTTCGGATCTGAAGTCATCGAGGGGTTTGGCCGTAAGCGACACAAGCCGATCCGCAGATCGAGCAAGCTCACCAAGCAGGAGTTCAGCGATTACCTCGCATTGATCGAGGCCAAGTGCGCGGAACTCGGCATCCACATACCGGAGCCATCCTATGAACAGGCATGAGGAGATGAGGCAGCAAGTCGCCGAGTTTCATCGGCGGCATCCCGAAGTTTGGGAGATGTTCGTGCAGTTCACGTTCCAGATGATCGATCGCGGGTACAAGAACTATTCCGTTAATGCAATCTTCGAGCGCATACGTTGGGAGAAGGATAGCGTCGGCGGCGACGGCATAAGCTCGTTCAAGCTGAACAACAACTACCGCGCTTTCTATTCGCGCCGTTTCATGAAGATGTATCCAGACCATGCAGGCTTTTTCCGCACCCGGCAGCAGACATCCGAGGAGCAGTCTGCAACGGCGATGCGAGAACTCACCCCGGCGTACTACGCATGAACTGCCGCAGTTGCAGACACTCCAAGCACGATGGCAAGCAGTTATTCTGCGCCGCCAATGATTGGCCGGCAGACTACCGCTGCAACCATTTCAGTTACGAACCCGGAACAGATGAGGTCGAGTATGACGATCGACAATCAAAGCCCACCGGGAGCGTGGGCAGAGGAGCTCAAGGCCGCACCGTGGGGCTACGGCCAAGAGCGTGACTGGCGCATCGATAACGCGCTAGCAAACGTCAGGATGCGTGGCCTCTGGAGCGAGGCCAGCACCCTTGCGAACGAGATCAATGCCCTGAAGGCAGAGATCTACCGGCTCAACCGTAATACGGCTCAACGTCCTCAATGTCCAGAATGAACGTCTGGTCTACCGGATCGATTGCTCCGGTAGATACGTTCACGACCTGAACAGCGACATAATTATCCGCATCATCTTTTGCATAAAAGCCATACAGCGTATTGCTAGAGATGAGCGAGTATTGCGGTCGGCCTCGGACGGAGCTGGTTCGCTTGCATCCGTCGATTTGGATGAGGGCGGCGGTTCCGGTGTTGGCGCTGATGGTTGAGAAGTTGTAGTTTGCGGTTGCTCTAAACCGAAGAAAAGAATTGGGGTTCGTTGGGGTGGCATCCCACCCAATCAACTTCGGCCAATTCTGTGCGTAATTGTCTTTGATCCAGTAATAGTTTGTGCCGGTCGATGCGGTCGAGCAGACCGTGACGAATCCAGCCGTGCCAGCCGTAGCGTTTGCAGTCGCGACGTTATTGCGCACCGTTAGGTTATTAAGCTGCGCGCTGGAATTGATATAGGTCTCATCCCCATACAGGACGCAAGCAGACAGACTGCTCGTCACATTGCGACGGACAAAACGATTGCTTTCAATCGTGATGTTGGTTCCGTTGAGAATGTAGATGTTCGGCGGCAGAGCAGCCGTGACAGCGAGATCATCATCGAACGTATTGTTGAAAATGTTTACGCTGCTCGTCGAGTACGACCCCGGGATTGCTTGCTCACCGATCAGGATCGTATGCACCGCATTCCCGCGATTTGTGAACGAGTTACCCTCAACGAGGATGTTCGTGCAGTTCGCCGAGTCAGAGGTAACGTGCGAGATCTCAAGGCAGCAGTCCTTGCAGTTGTAGAACTTGTTGCCCGTGAACGTCACATCGCTCGATCGGGAAATGACCGCGGCAGCGCGGAAACTTCCGTCGCCGACCGTGCTTCGATGGTTGACGATGACGTTGTTCGCGATCAGGTTCCCGCACAAAGCGCCGGCTCCTTGATAGATCGAATGCCGACCGCAGTTGTCGAGAACATTCTCTGTGACCGTGATCTGCGTAGCCTTCGCCATCAGGATGCCGTAACCGGAACCAGAGACGGTGCCGAGGATATCCTTGAAGGTATTCGAGTAGCAGAAGCCTTTCGTCCAACTTCCGCTCAAGTTCGCGTTGTGCGCGATACCGACGTTGATGTTGCTGATATTCAAGTCATGGAATCGCGTATTGCTGATTGTCTGACCAGAGTCGCAGCCGATTGCAGTCTGGGTATACGACGCATTGCCGTCGCCGGCCAGCGTCAAACCGTCGATCTCAATTTCATCGCAAGTGCCGACGAGCTTGAAGATGTAGGCGCTCGAGGCCGCACCCGAGAGGAACACGCGACCCTTCCCGGTCAAGCGAATGCGAGACTTGCTGGTAATCGTTAGGCTCGCAGTCACCTTGTAGTTGTTGCGGAATAGCAGGGTATCGCCAGCGGTCAGCGCATTGAGTGCGGCTTGAATCGCTGCTGTGTCATCCGCTACACCGTTGCCAACAGCACCATAGTCCTCGACCGTAATCGCAGACTCCGGCGAAGTTGCCGCAGTCGGCTCACCGTTGGTGTCGAACTTGAGGAACTTACCAGCTCGATCGGTGCTGCTCGGGATCGTCATATCGAGCGACGACGAGTCTGACAACGGAGCCTTCAGCGTCCGATCAACCGCCTCATCAATCTGCTGGGTAATCATTGTCAGCTTATCGATGGATTGCTCGAGCGTCTCTGCTGGCAAACGATCGTTAGGCTGGAGATCCGTCTCCTGCGTCAGCGGTACGTTGCGCGAGACGACTAGCGTCTGGCCGGACGCCGGAGCAACAGTCATCGTAACGGTGCCGCCCGTCAGGACACCGGCTCCTGTCACCGTGTAGTCGGTGCCGAGAACCTTGGTCGATTCGCTGCCATCGGATAGACGCAGCGTGACGGTCAGTTGTGAATTAGCAAGGAAGTAGAACGGCACCGCAAAGGCGACAGTAACGCCGTTGCCGCTGTAACTTACTTTCGCAGTCGATGATGAAACAGTCATGGGTTTTCCTCTACAATCTTTTCAAGTTCTGGGGCGCGAGCCTCTTCAAACGGTTGCCCCGGCTCCCACCAGTAAGTCGTACCTCGCTCTCGATACGCTCTGGATTTAGCTCGATCAAGATACCCCGGGTTAAAGTATTCTTGAAGCTGATTAAAGATTAAGCGATCAAGCGCGGCCTTTGTGTACCAGATAGACGCGCCGGGAGTGTATCCCTTCAAAGTGCGAGCAAACTCTGCGCCGGCATCTGTTTCCTCTCCAGAAGCAGCTTCTCGAAGGTTGCCAATGGTCAACAGGTATGCGTCTTCAATCGCGCCAATCATGGGGCCACCGAGCGCGCCAAACAGCGTTCGACCATAACCGTTGACTTCTGCGAACAGGAAATCGCCATACAATCCCATGCCGCCACCTTTAAGCGCGGCAGCCACTAGATTCTTCTGAAAATTCTCAGAGTCTGGGTCAAGCGTCGTCGGATCTCGCCCAGATACAATATCATTCACAGCCATAGCAATCGCGCCGAGAACGGTTTGCAACGCAACAAGCGTGGCAATATATCCAACTTTGCCGCCGACATTGTTGTACATCCCGATAGCACGGCCCCAATGCTTTGAGATAACAGACAACGGGAATGTTTTGAATTGCAAGAACGACCGCAAGATTTCGCCCGGGATGGTGCCGGGAGTCCCGAATGTGCCGCCTGTAATCAATACACGCTCTCGAGCACTCGGCTCAATAACAGCAATGTCACGCTCTTCAAGAACGATTGCGAGCAGCTTTGTTGCGGCCTCGTTTTTGAGCGAATCAGGGACGCCTTGCACAGCGTAAATGTTCTCAGGCGTCAGCACCGTAGCGCCTTGCCCCCAATCGTCTACGGCGGCGGCTCGCCACACATCCCAAATCTCGGGCGTGATGCCTTTGCCTCGCAATATATTCCAATCCTGCGGATCTAGATTGTTGACTGACGTAACAGTACGAGTCAGATTTCCAATCGTATCCATCATCGTCACAGCAAATGCTCGACGACGAAGCTCTGTGATGGCATTTAATCCAGACAATCTTAAGACGGTCGATGCCATGATGTTTGGAATTTGAGAGCCAAGCGTGTCTTCGCCAAATCGATTGGCATTGTCAATCATCGCGTTGACTATTAGTCCAGCTCGCATCGCTCGTTGCTTCTCGTCTTTGTTGAGCGGATTTAATGCGCGAACCTCATTTAAGAAAAGCTTGAACATTGGAAGGCGATTAACGCGAGCGGTTAAGAACAACGTGCCTTCATCCGATATAGAAGAAATAACGGCAGAGCCAAGCTTCATTGAAACAAACAGCGATCGGATTGTTGCCATAGCGGCAGCAAACCGACGCCGCGGTGGCGGCGGGTTATTGCCGGCGATGTAATTGTAAAGCTGCTCGATAAATGATGACTGAAGGTTAATTTTGTCTTGCAAAAACACAACATTATCGCCAGCTCGAGCGGCAGCAGTAACTGCTTCGCTGCCATACTTCTCAATCAAATTGGCAACAGTCAAATCAGAATTCGGGCCGAACTGCTCAATCAGCGCAATGTCTCGAGACATACGCGCAATGTGACCAGTCATTGCCTCGAATACGGATCGTCCAGAATATGCCTGCATTGCAGCAACAGCAGAGTCAGCATCCTTAAAATGCAATTGACGGCTCTTGTTCCCGCGGTTTGCTTTAATGCCGCTAATGCGCGTCGTGTTAGGGCCAACCGTTTTGTTTGCCCCGTCGGTCGCAATTGTTACCCAAGCCTCTGCAAGAAAGTCTCGCATTTCCTGATCGCTATATCGGGTGCCGTCATCGTGAACGTACACCGCGCGATCCACCCAATCCATGAACGCATCAACGAATCGAACTTGCGCGTCGTCTCCTTGTAAAACCAGATGCGCATCCCAAGCCTGCGGCATAGCCCAGTTGTCAAGCTTGCCAATGTCGCCCCCAGCCGCGTTGAATCGTTCGCGCAAAGCCTCTGCTATCGCAAGCCATTCCTTTGCAGCCTGTGCAATTTCTGGCTTGATGTTGGCTATTTGCCCGTAGGCAGCGCGAACCAAATCTATCTCTGCTCTTCGATTTGCAAGCAGACCGAACAGCCTCGGGCTGATCTGTTGCCACGCATTGGCAAGCCTGCCCATCGCGCCAGCCATGATGGCTTTGGCATTGACTTCGGCAGAGGTTGAGTTGTTCTTGCCGTCTGACTTGCCAGACACCAAACGCTCGAGCGCGTCTAGGCCGTCTTTGTCTACGCCTGCTGCGATCTGATCTTGAACATATTTTTCAATGCGATCGTTCGCTGCAATCTGCAATTGCAGTCGCTGCTTCTTCAACTGCGCTTCTGCGACAAGTTGCTGGGCTGCTGCGTTTGCAGCCTCTGTCATGCGCTGTGAAGTTGAAAGAGTTTGCCATCGAGCTGGATCTTGACGAGCAAGCATTGTCATCGCATCTCGGATGCGCTGCTCAATGTTGCGCGATTCGGCTACGGTAATGTTTCGCCCGATCGCAGCTTGAACCGCGTTAATGCAGACTTGACGCATTAGCCATTCCTCAAGAAACAGGTAACGGCGACAGGGAACGCGGTGGATTCTTCTTCGGCTTTAACGATCGCGGCGTCTGCTTGATCCATCGCATCAGCAGCCTTGACGAAGCTGCCATCGGCATCCACGACTTGCAGACCGTGGTAGCCATTCTCCGGGCTTGCCGCGTCGATCAGCCTTTGCGCTGCATCGATGCCGACAACGTCACCGGGTTTGGCCGGCGCTTCCGCGCGACTTGGCTCTCGAAGCTGGCGAGCTGCTGCTTCAATGCCTTGACGTATGGGGCGTCCGTCCCAAGCATCGGCTCGAGGCGCTCCACCTTCTGTCTCAATAGCTCGACTTGCGAGGGCATCGATAGCTCCCTGATATTCGCTGCTAAACCGAACGTCCGTTGCGTACCAAAGTTGTTGCGCAAACGTAATGCCCTTGACCTCGCGCATAACGCGATCGGCAAGGGTATCCATTTCAAGCTCCTTCTCCCGAATCCTAGCAGTTAATTCCTCGTCGGTCATCCGCAGCATGGCGTCATCGCCATAGCGAACGTCGAACTCTGGGATGTACTGGAACCGGACGCCAACGGCTGCCGGCATCGCGCCAGCCATCGCTTCGGGCAGGCGCTTGGCATCTACGACGACCGTGTAGAACTCCACACCCTGCGCCTTAAGATCATCCAGCAAAGGCTGCATATTCTCGATGGCCTTTGCATCGCGGAAGTAAATCTCCACGCCCGGGCGATGCACCAGAGGATCAGGATCTTCGTCTGTGCGTAGTACGCGAGACAAGAACATACTGTCCTGTAACGCATTCTGAGCCTCTCTGAGCAGGCGCAGCATGAGTGGCGATGGGTCATACCCCTCGCGCACAACGGCCTCCACATCGAGCGAGCGTTCGATATCGCCGTATCGGCCCTGAGTAGACAGCACCTTGCTTCCGAGTACGGTCGCCCCGTCGTCGTTTTCGTAGATAGCCGTCTGCACCCGATTTGCCAAAGCAGCTTGATCGGCGTCTGTCGGGATAAAGTCAACGCCCTGCGTACCGACCGCCTGTTGGATAGAGATGCCAGCTTGATATCGCTCAGCAGGGCGCACCAGCGTCTCGAGTTCTGCGATCGCCGCGGCCTTCTGGTCAGGCGACGACTTAGCGGAATCGGCAACCCGACGCAGTTCGGTGATGCGAGCTTGCTCGGCGCTGCCCGTCAGGTCAGCCTCAAACTCAAACGAGCCGCCCTCGCCGGCAGCACTCGTCCAGTTGTTGCGCGTCCAGATCTCTTTCTCCAAGAACCAGACAATGGCTTGCAAGTCATCATCGTTAACGGTCGAGAGATTCTTGTCCGTTGCCAGCTCGGCATCTTCGCGAATGTCCTTAGCGGCCTTGTTGAAAACATCCTGACCAAATCCAAACTGCAACGTTGTCTCGCCGGTAGCGCGCATCTCGCCGGACACGCCGCCCTCAGCCATGCTCGGAATGCGGAGCAATCCAGCTAGGCGCTGCAACATACGCGCAGCCCATACGTCGATTGTAGCTTTCTCGCGGAACCCGATCAGGTTGCCAGAGAAGTTGATTGCCTTTGGAGCCGTGCCGCCTCGACCAATGTCGGCATCAGGATCTTTTACAACACGCCACAGATCAACCAGAGCGCGAACCACATTTCGCCCGTTGAAGCCATACTTCTTGCCGGTTTCCTTTAGCGGCATTAAATCATCTGGAAGCTTGCGAGCCTCAGCTACCTCTCCCTTGAGGCGCGCATACTCGGGCATCTCTTTAATAGCCTTCTTGGTTTTGCCAGCAGCAAGCTGCTCGTCGAAGAAAGCTCGGAACTCAGCTTCTTTTTGCGTCGTGTTATCAACCCATGCAATCCATTTTGGCATGAGCTCATCAAAGTCCCCGCGCATTGCGCGGCGCATGGCATCGATCGCATTTGACCAGTTGCCGCGAACAGGCGTGTTCGGCGAAGTTGCACCAAGCAAGTCAGCGAACAAATCACCAAGGCCGCCAAACTCCTGACGGAGTCGGCTGCGCATTTCCTTATACCAGCCAGCCTGCTTGATGATGTTTTTGGCAGCAGCATCACCAGACAAAGCTCGCTGGAATACAGCGCGAACTTCTTCGCGCATACGAGCAGCAAGCGAGTTAACACGAGCGGTGTACTCTGGAGTTCCCTTCTTTAACGACTTTCCCGCCTCGTTTGTGTTAAACGCATACGGAATAGTCTTATAAAGATATGTCAGCTTTGGAGGGCCGTCCTCGACCTCGTCCATACGAACGCCGGTAAATTCCAATGCAGCCCAGCCATCGCTACGAGGATGCGCAGCCTTGTGCGATCGAACGACGGCGTTGATTTCTTTTTCTGGAATGCCAGCATCTTTAGCCGCTTGTTTAATTGCAGACTTTTCTGCATCAGACAGCGTGACCTTTTTAGCAACGACGCGCTCGCCACGCTCTGCGCCGATGATATGCGTACCGATTCCGCGATCTTCATCAAGCTGAGCAATCTCAACTCCATCAGCCGGAGCCAGCATCTCACCGCGTAAAGTGCCTTCAAGACTTCCGATCTCGTCAAGCGCGCGAATGACAGCAGCATTGCTGTCCAATCCAAATGCAGCCTTAGCCTTCTCAAGAAACTCTTTTAGGAATTGCTTGACGGATTGCACCCAGCCATCACGATTTGCGCGATCTCGAATAATGCGAGACCCGTTAACAGCCCACCACTCAGACGGGCTGGTGTACTGGTAAGCAAGCGCAGGAGCCTTGCCATCGCGAATAGCTTTCTCAACAGCAACGCGCGCAGCCTGATCGCCACCAAGCGACTTAATGACGTTATCCAAGAAAACCATCGTCTGCTCGTCTTTATTCTTGCGAGCCTTTCGATTTAATGAGTCAAGCGCATCCAACCATTCCATGCGAATTTTGGTGCGCAAATTTTCCGGCAGCATCCGCTCGATATGGTGCAGAACTTCATGCACAGCAGTCTCGTCGTTGGCGCGATTGGTAAAGATTGTGACTAGCCGCTCGACAGGGTTGTATGTCCCGCGAGCAGCGCCACGCTCAGCAACTCGAAAACTCAGCGCCAAGTCGTTTGCAATATTCGGATTCTTGTCAAGCAGATAGGTAATAAAGCCATACGATTCTTGGCTGATTTCGCCTGTGCGCGCAGCTCGAGCAAAACGCTCACGAACCCACAGATCGCCGCGAACACGGTCAGCACCTTTCTTCGCTTCTCTAAGAACAGCGCGCTCTTCAAGAGCAGCCTGCAAATTGCGCAAGCGGAAGATAACGCCCTCGGGATCACCAAACTTTTCATATGACTTGATAATGCGACGGACTTCGTCGGTGACGCGAATTGGCGACTGCTCAAGAAACTTAACAGCAGTCTCAGGATCTCGACCGCCAATATCTTGGAAAACAGTTCCTTCTTCGCCGGGTCTAGTAGTTGGTATCCCGCGGCGTTCAAGCTCGGCTGTTAAAACCTCAATTTCATCTACTAAGTTTGCTAGCCCAGAATTATTAAATGCATCGACTATGACTTGCTCCTGCCCCTCCAAATCAGGACGCGGAACCGTCTCCCCTTTTACATCAACTCCATCAATATTGACGGGTTGTCCAGCAACAAGCTGCTCAATTGCAAGGTTGATTCTGGCAATATGAGCGCGCAAAGCTTCATCGTCTGCTGCAAATTCTGGCGCAGTATCAATTTCAATATGCTTGGAATCTAACGCTACGCTTGCGGCATCGCGCTGATCTTGTGATGGCGGCGGGATACGATCTCTTGCTGAAGCGGGAATGTTTGCCCCGCGAGCGCCGAGATATCCAAACGCAGCGCCAAGTACAATGTCTGCCGCAACGGCAGCTGCCTGCACATCCCCATAATGGTCGGCAAGCTGATCATATCCGCGGGATTCTAAATATGAAGACAGCGTCTTTTGTGCAACAACGCTCTGAGCGACGTTGGCAGCAGGCCCGTAAAGCAACGTATTGCGCAACACATTTTTGCTAAATGCAGCAGGCAGCGCGATACCACCGGCTTGAAACAAACCATCAATTAAGCCGCCGCCAATAGCGGTTGCAGGATCTACACCTTGCTCAGCCAAATCAGAGGCTGTCCCTGTAAACACAAAGCCGCCACCAGTTGCGGCCATTCCAGCAGCTCCAAGCGGCCCAGCGGCAACAACAGGGAGAAGCGAGCTCGTAACACCGTACAGGATCTGAGCGCCTGTCCCGGTCGTCATCGGGTCAGGAGTGATGCTCGCGGTAATTCGACGAGGCTCATTAAGAGCGGTCTCTTCTAAAGACTTTAGAAAATCCTCGTTAACACGCAGCTCTGGATCAAGATACTGAAACGAATTAGCATATGCGCCAGCGGCTGCGATTTGATACGCAGTAGCGCCAACGCGCTTAATGCCAGTTCCAATAGCATCAAGAGAGCCGTCGAAAAACCCGGGCGACGGAGGAGGCTCTTCCAACTGCAATTGGAATCGCTCTTCAATCTCCTGCTCTGCTTTTGAAAGAAGAAAGCTCATCGAACCGCCTGTACAATAACTTGACGACCATTGCCATCAAGAATGGGCATCGTGCCTTGAAGCACAGCATATTTCCCATCGCCAACAGTCATTAGCTCGTAGTCATCAAGCTCTGCGTTTTTCGGTATTCCACCGACACCGCGATATCTTGTGAACTGACTGCGCAATATGGTCAATGCAGTATCTGCCGGCATACCAAACGGCAGAATAATCTTGCTGCCATTCCAGTCAGTAACCCCACCGCTAACAGCTCGAGCAGCCTTGCGCGCCGCAGCGGCATCAAACTGCCCGGTGTTTTCTCCACGCTCTGCCATTTCGGCAGCATAGAAAGCGCGGAATGCATCGTATGAGACAAGCTCTGCTTGAACGTCCCCGCGATATGCATCGCCAACAATAGAGTTCCACGCTGGTCGCAACAGAGTGTCAGACGGCATTGGATAAGAAGCCTTGCCGATTGCCTTCTTGGTTTCTTCTGAGGGGTTAAGAAGCTCTTCGCCTTTCAGAATTTTAGACGCGACGTTTCTAACAAGAATGGTTTCTTCAGAAGAAAAGACACCACCTTCCTTCAGCAGTATAGACCCATCGTTGACCATCATGCGCCCAGCCAAAGCGGTAACCGGGACACCCTCTGCAAGCTGGTTCATCACAATGCGGTACGAATCGCGATCAAGATTTCTGCTGATGCTTTTCAAGAACTCCGTTTTCTGAACAGGCGTCATGTTGCCGATCATTCCAGAAAATGCTTCTGCCTCTGAATTTTTCATCAGCTTAGCGGGAGCGCCATATTCTTTGCGCATGGTCTTGCCAATAGTTGCTCGATTGCGCAGCTCCGCTGCGAACGCATCTGGATTTGCAGGGTCAAGATTGCCAACAGGCATCAACCCGCGACTTTCGGCAAACTGAATTGGGTCTTTGTTTCTGTCAGTTATGATCTGCGCAGCAGACTTTTGCAAAGCAGCATATCTCTCAGAACGACCAGCAAAACCATCTTGATTCGGCTTTGGCTTTTCTTTTTGCAAAGTCTCGTTAATTTGATCGGGAGACATTCCAATAAAGCTGGCAGAAATAGCGCCAACTCTGAAAGACTCTTGATATTCAGCGTAAGCTTTTTCGTCCAATCCGGCGGCACGAAATTGCGCTCTTGTATACGGATTGTTAACAGGATATCCAGCAATAATCATTGCCTGCTGATCTCTAATCCCGCTAACAAGCTCTTCTCGAACCTTTGCTTGTTCGGCTCTCTGCCTTGCCTCAATTTCTCGAATACGGCTATCTGCCGCATTTCTTAATGGACTAACAGAATCTGGATCTAAATCATCAAGAAATGAATATCCAGTCTCGCCTTTCTTTTTGTCTAAAGCTTTACGAATAGCATATGGATTTTTTTCAATAGCTGAAGACGCAGCATCCTGCGCAAGCAACGCTCTCTGATTGCGCTTAAATTTTTCTCTTGCATCAGCATCGTCAATTTGATTTCCGGCAAGGTCTAGGCTTGCAGCAACTTGAGAATATTGAGATGGGTCTGCAATGACTACTCGCCGACCCTCGTCAGCTCCTTTTTCTGCCGTGCGCACTTGCTTTGAAACAGAGCTTTTCGCTTGGTAGTCCATCGATCTACCGCGAATCTCAATGCTTTGAAGACCGGCTCGCTCAGAAAACCAATTTCGCGCAGCGTCGCTTTGGAGTGTTGGCAGATACTCATCAACCATCTCCTGATAACGAGCCATCGATTTATCGGTATAGTCAGCATAGTCATCAGCAGCTTCAGCCTCTTGTCGCAACCGCTGCTGCTCTTCCATCCATCGGCTAGTTAATTCAACCGATTTTGTAGAAGCATCAATAGCAGCATCCTTTTCTCGCTGCTTCTCAATCTCCAGATTGCGGCGCTCGACCATCTGGCCGGCAACCACAGCTCCTCGAGCAATAGCCTCGCCGGCCTGACCTAAACCAGACTGGATGCGCCCGAGCCCTCCGACATCGGGAGCAATGACGCGCGGCGTCGTCTGCTGTCGATAGAACTCGAGCTTTGCCATTACGCATTACCTCGCGCAGATCCACCGCGGTAGTTCAGCGCCATCGTAGATTTGCCAGTTTTAGGTGCGCCTCCACCAGCCGGCATCTTGCCGCCAGCGCCGGCATACGCAGTCAAGGCATTAGTGCCAGCGGAAAGAATTGCCGGCCCCCACAGCGGCTTGGCCGCTCGAGTGGCCCCAGCCTCAAACATCAACCCGCGTCGGCGTCCTTCGCCTTCGTATCGGATATTGAGCGCGTCCAGCTCGGCAGCCGTTGCAGCCTGTGAATAAACATCAGAAAAAGTAGGCGAGTCCGTCAAGCCATATTGCCCTGCCGCAACTCGAGTTTCTGCAAACGCCTCACGCGCTTGTCTGCGCTGCGCTTCCTCTGCGGCTCCAGCCTCCAGAGATGCAGCGCGAGCTTGCTCTTCTATTCCTCGAGCTTGCGCTTCGCCGACTTTGCGAGCCTGCGCTGTTTCAGCGATCGTGCTGACAGCAGAGGCGGCAGCAGCGATAAATGGTATGAACTGCGCCATTACTGAATCCTCGAATACATCGCCATATCTTGACCGCTCGTCCCAAACGAACGCATCAAGCCTTCGAACTCAAACCGCAGCATCTTTGCCCATCGATGCCCCTGCGGGAAACGATCATCCACATACGCCTCAATCCGGCGATACGGGCGAGTGTTTAAGTAGTCATCGACAATTCGCGTGAGGCCGACCATGTGCGGCCCTGCGTCTTTTGCAAGCCAAGCCCATGCTGCGTATCGGTTCGCCCACATCTCTGCCACGCCTGCGCACATGACGGGCTTCTCGCCAGCCAGTACGGTGTAGGCGGGGCCGGCTGCCACAAGCTGCTCGCAGTAGTCGTCGTCGAATACGAGCGGAGCCATGACTTGTTGCGCATCTTGCAGCACCATCGCTCGCAGATATTTAGCGTTGAACGAAACGACTTCCATTAGTCCTCCGTCCTCAATCGCGGGTACATCGCAACCACAGTCAGCGGCAGCGGCTGGTCAGCCAGCACCCAGATTCGGCCATCGGTTTCGTATCCACCCGGATACGGGAATTTGTCGGTGTCGCCAGTCAAGATCGGCGGCGTCTCATCCATGTAGTCTGACAGCGATCGATACAGGATGTAATCGGTCGATGACGCATCCGGCCCGACCTTGCCGCCAAGGCTTGCGTAAAGGCGCATCACGATCTGATGGAATCGCTTCGTCTTGCCTTGCGCCGTGCCATCCGTGGCACCCGCGTCAATCCTTTGAGTGGCAAGAGTGGACGTATACGGCAGCCCGATCTGCGCTCGAGCAGCAGCCACCGGCAGCGTGACAGATCCGCTAGTCACAACCAGATTCTCAACTTCTGCGCCGTCAGCCAAGGCAGAAACAGTCTGCCCTTCCAGATGCCACAATCCGGTGATTACCGTTGAGGTCAAACGCCAACCGTTAATTGGAATCTCATCCTCGCTCTCAAATGGGGCAAGAATTGTGCAACTAACTTCGTTTTCGTTAACGTAAGTCGTAATTAAAGCCCGAGAAGTGCGCCATTGCTCGATGGATTCATCAAAGTAACGAACTCGAATTTCTCGACCAACGTCTCCCGCAGCAAAAACATCGTCATTCATTGCGATGAATTCATTAGCCTCAGTTAGCAGAAAATCATCTGCTTCTGTTATTAGTTCGTAGGCAGATGTCACGGTAAAGGTGACATTTGTAGCACCGCGAACGGTTGCTCCAGAACCGGGGAGTAACGTCTCTGCTATAGACCCATCAAACTCAAGCGATGTATCAAGATACACGGCGCTTTCAATGTCATCATTCTGCTCGAATCCTTCAGCAAAATACTCAACGTATTTGCGAGTGCTTACTGTAGAAATAACAGACGTTTCAGAAAGAACTTTAAATTCATTTTCCAAAAGCAAAAAAGATCCGCTTTCAAGCAGTTGATAGTTCAAAACTGCTTGCGTTGCGACTGACCTTTCAACAATCAACCAAACGTCATTTACGTCAGCATCAGGGCTCGTAATAACTTGTACAGATTTTACTTTGGAGTTAGTCCCAGCAATCGGATGACGGTGCCAGCCGTAGACGTTCTGTTCTCGATCATAGGTCATGCCGAGTAATCGACCGTTAGAGAGCACCGTCCAGATGATGTTGTCCGGCTCTTTCTGGTATGCCATCTCAACGATGCCGGTCTGCGTGATTTCGGGATACAGCACGTTCATGTCGCGCGGCACCCAAGAATCAGACTGAATGTCGAATCGCAACTCCATAATGCGACGACCGCCGATGCGGACGAACAGCACAGCATCCTCGACCAGCACCGGCTCCAGCTCTCGCGAGCCTTCAGCAGATTGGATTTCGTACTTAACGTTCTCAGGGCCGAGCACTTGGTTCGGCGTGATTTCCTGCACGGCGACCTCGGAGCCTGCCGTACCGACCAGCAGCACATCTGATGCCGTCATCCAACGGATCTTGTCCACCGTGCCGACCGAGAGCGTCAGCGAAATAGCATTGTCAGCCAGAATCTCACCAAGGGTATCCGGCGACATCGATGCATAATCGCCGGCCACAGATGCATAAATCTGCTGGTTGCCAGCCCACCACAAACGATCGCGCCAGAAAGCAACCTTGTACGGGAATGAAGCGCCTGTCGCCTCGCCCCATGCGCCGATCCGATAACGGCAATCGTCACCGGCAACAATCTCGGCAGGAGCGATGCCCGGGCCGATAATGTCAACGGTCGCATTCTGCGCATCCGTAATCGCTGTCACCTTGACGATGACGTAGCCGGGGTGCAGATACTCCCAAGTCACCGCGCCGTCAGACTCGGTGCCTTCTTCGTGTATAGGGCGCACAGAGCCCGTTGTAGCGGAGTTCGTGGCCTCGTAGTACTTGCCATCGGACTTGCGTAAATTGGTCGCTGTGACCGCCTTATTCGTTTCCCAAGGCGGTGTCGTGATGTTGACCGGCTCCAACCGGAACAACATTCCAACGTGTTCGTTTTCAAATATGTCCGTCGTGCAGACAAGCGAAACTCCGGTGCCAGATGACGCACCGAGCGTAAAGTTCTTGTAGGCAATCGGTTCGACTTGGAACGGGCCATCAGTCGGCGAATAGGTCGCAAACGCCCAGCTCGTATTGCCGCTACGAGTCAACGTGCGCGGCGCATAGCCCTCGCAGCCGATATAGAGCACATCACCAGACTGCACGATAGAAAGGGCGCAGCCGCCTTCTGGGCTCGTCAGATCGGCTTCCGCATACGGGCTCGCAATCTCGTAGACCTTTTGCAAATCGCCATTAAATACATACGCGCCGAAGCTGGTAGTGTCGATGGCATTGCCAAACCAGTCCTTGAGTTCGAAGGTATTCGCGCCAGCATTAACGTTCGAGACTTGCACATATCGGCCATTGAGTTCGGTCATGCCCTCAACGCCGACAACGTAGAACCAGTCTCCGTTCGACGGATCGGTTCCCGTGTAGGTCAAAACCCCGGGGTTTGCATTCGTGATATTGGTGATATCAAGTGTGTCACCGAGTACCACACCGCGATCGGTGAAGAAGCGAACGTATTGGTCGCCGAACTCGATCACATAGGCTTGATCGAACGAGAACTCAAATCGCTTGAGATACGAAACTTTGTCCTGATACTTGGTCGGCAGAACGAACCGCGTACCCGGCATTCGCTTGGCCGGCCCCTGCACGGTCGGAACGAACCGCTCCATCTTGTAGCAGGAGCTCGAGTATTTCTCAAAATCAACGCGGCCAGATAGGAGTGGGCCGACCTCGCCGCCGTTGAAATTCGAGATCGCAGGCGAAACCTTTGCCATGCGTTACAGCCTCGCCAAGATCCAAGTCTGGTCTGCGAGAGACTCCGGTGGGTTTTCGATTGCGTTAGCGATGACGGCATCCTTTATCGCATTACGATAATCGTTATAAGCCATCTGCTTTTGCTCCGCGCTGGCCGTCAAAGGCTCGGCAAGAATGTACGCAAGGTATGCGGAGAAAGCCATATCGAACGCCGCATC